TCCGATCTTCTCTTATGAGTCCATCCAGCTCTGTATAGTGGATAGCGAACTCTAAGCCAGCCGGAGCAATAGCGGTATATAAAACAGATCCCTCTGTCTTATCAATATCATCCCTTGTATTTTCTAAGAGTCTATCTAAGATAGCCTCATAGGTCTGATCCTCATACATCTATTTCCACCTCCCCTAAATCTGTAAGTAATGTGAATGTAATGTGGAGCTTTTCTTTCTCCACTGTTACTGTTAAATCCTGTATTCCTGTGATGTAAGGGTGCTGAGTCACACACTCAGTAATCATCCTCTCTACCTCACTCTCAAGGTACTCCTGAGTATATGAGTAGCCTAAAAGATCTGTATACTCCTCGCCGTAATCCCATGAGAAAATCAGCCATTCATAACGTTTAGTTCTTAGTGCAAGATGTACCCACATTACAATAGCATCCAGCCCCTCAACGATATTCCCGGTCATTTTCATAGTATCCCAGTCAATTTCAAAATCTTTTATTGTATACTCTTCCTCTTCGTCTACAATATCCTCAGCGAACTCCTCAGCATCATCAAAAGGAAATAAGCCTCCTGTATCACTCATGGTTTCACCACCTTTTCAAGGATCACATAAGTAGTATTATCATTGCATTTCATGACAGCCACCAGATCTCCCTTTTTAAGCCCGGTCTTTCTTACAGCCGGATTAGTGGTTTTAAAACTTCCGTCATAATGTCCGAAAGTTACATCTGATACATAAGGAACTTTCAGAGGAAATTGATACCCAGCCATTAAGTGAGCCGCTATATAAACATCATCACCATCCAGCACAAGCCCATCAATTTCCACTGACGTAGCACTTCTCATAGTGCCTATAAATAGAGTTTCCGGGTTATCCTTTGAGCCCTCTTGCCTCATTACTCCCATTAACTCAGCATAGTCCTGATCTGCATTAGCCATGTATCACACCTCCTTTGTATCCATTGCCTTTTTAAATTCAAGGGTAAGCGTCATTGTATGAACACCTTTTTCCCATACATGGGTATCTCCTGTAATCCAGAATAATCCCTTTAATCCTGTAGCCTTGTCCACAACTGCTACCCCGTTACCTGTGATAGCCGCCATCATATTTTTACCGAGGGCTTTAATAGTAGCGGTCTTATCAATACCATGTAACTTTGATTTTGCTGTTGTAGTGGCGTTCTTATCTTTCTCCTTTGTGTAGGTTTCCTGAAAGATACCATATTTCTGATTTTTGGTATTTTGCACTACACCAATCTGCTTACCGTCCCCGTCATAGATACGAACCTTATTAACCATATTCTCAAGAGTTTCCTTGAAAGCTGACTCTGTAATGTTTGTATTCTCATCCAGTTCATAGGTACAGACTGTAGCCCCATACTCAACTACATTCAGTTTTCCCTTACTTGCCCTAACCATATAGAGCTTTTTGTTTACCTGATGAGCCTGAGTATAAGCACTCATAATAATGTCATAGATTGTTTTATCTTTGACTATGAGCTTTTGACTATGCCCCGTCTTTGCTAAGGATCCTACCGGGATCTTTAAATCCTCACAGACAACTCTTGTGATCTTCTCAGCCGTCTTACCTTTAAAGTTGTAAGTGGCTTTACTCTTCTTTGTGTAGTAGCAAAGATCATAAGCTGTATAAGTGATATTCCCGGTCTTACTGCTTCTTTCTCTCTCAACAATAAACCCTCTAAAATACTCAGTCTTTAAATCATCTGAGTATAAGTAGAGGGTTTCTGCAAGTTTCAAATTAAGATGTTTGATGTTAGGATCATAAGGAGCATTTACTACCGTGATCTCCAGTTTACGGGTTACTTGTGACTTAGATCCGCTCCATTCAATAGAGATCACATAATCTGTTATATCATTCTCCAGCTTGTGTAGAATCTTCATATATGCCCTCCTTATGGAATCGTCAATTTCTGACCGGGATAGATCAAGTTTGGATTTTTGATTTTACCCCGGTTAGCATTGTAAATCTTTGTGTACTGAGCCCCGTTACCATAAAACCTTTTAGCAATATTCCAAAGACAATCACCACTCTTAACAGTGTAGGTCTTTGTCTTTTTCTTTGCCGCTGGTCTTTTCGGTTTGCTTTTCTTTTTGGTAGTTTTCTTTTTCTTTGTCTTTTTGAGTTTCGTCTTTTTGATTTCTACCGCCCTGTATTCTTTCAGGGTAAGATCATAATAAACATCTCCTGTCCCGTCCTGTTCCCCGTATTTCAGAGTTTCAATAGTGACCTGAAAGTTTATCTTTGTCCCGGTAATAATCAACTGTACAGGCTTTCCTGAGCTTTTCCATGAAAGCAACTTATTGATGTAAGTGTAAGGAGCCTGTCTACCAGAATTGTTAGCATAGTTCCTATCTCTTTTAGGAAAGTGGGAGGAGATAGTTCCCGTCTTTAAATCCCTCTTTCCTAAAAGGTTTACCTCACCAATGCTATTAACATTTACTGAGGTATTATTATGCTTTTCTGTAAAGGCGAAAGACTCAGGATTTACAGGTAACATAATTTTGTCAGAGTTTGACTTTTTTAACCAAAACTCCATAATCCTCCTCCTTTACTTAAACCATTGTTTCCTGAACCTTGCGGAGTTTTCTTACCATCTCTTTTACAATCTCATCAACATCCGCTGTCTCTGTGAATGTAACATTCTCAAAACGGATCTCAAGAGGTCTGTTCTCTTTTGTCTGCTTTGTTTCCTGTTTGGTAAGGAGCTTCTCTCCCTCATGAGCCATGATAGGAGTACCGTCCTCACGGATCTCCCCTGTACCCATTGCTCTACTAACCATTCGCACTCCCCTTGTGGATCGTTCATACTGGTTAGCTTCATTCTTAGTCAGGAGTTTCTCACCCTCATGAGCCATGATAGGATAGTTGTCATAAGGTACACGGTCTACACCCATTGCTCTACTTGCTCCACCAACACCCTTAGGCATACTTGCCGCCGCACTTGCCGCACGACTTACAGCCGCCGCTATACTTGCCGCCGCACTGTTTACAGCCGCCGCCGCTGAGTTTGCTGATCCGGCTATACTTCCCATTGCTGAGGAGAATGAGCCAGCCAGTGAGGATAACGCCCCTCTAATAGCACCACCGTAGGAAGAGATACCACTGTAAGCACTTGCAAAAGCACTCAACACTGAACTCCAACCGGAAATAGTAACTGAGAGAATACTACTCATATTGGAACTGAATGAGGAGTTAAGCTGTGTGAGGGCTGACTGCATAGAACTCATAGAAGAACTCAAAGCCGCCTGAGCCGCTGTAAAACTTGCACTTATTCCTGTCCAGCTCACTAAGATAGAAGCCTGTAAGGAAGTTAATCCGGCTGACATCTGATTAAATGTTGCTGAGATTCCCGTCCAGCCGGAAGTTACCGCCATTCCCATAGCTGTAAAAGCTGTGGTAAAGGTTCTGGAGATTTCTACCCATCCAACTGTTAAGCTGGTCTGTAAAGTAGTAAACCCTGTTGTCATTCCGGTAAAGGCTGTATTGATACTTTCCCACCCTGTTGTTACCGCTGTCTGAATTGCTGTAAAAGCTGTTGTGAAAGCTGTACTAAGAGTAGTTAAGCCTGTTGTTACTGTAGTGTTTGAGGTTGATACATTAGCCGCACCTGTTGAGTAAGCTGTGTTAATGCTTTCCCATGCCGCCTGTACTTCTGGAGCTATGAGGTTAAGCTGGTCAAATGCTGTTTGATATTCCTGTACACTTGCCTCAGCCTGAGGAGCTGAGCTTGCAACCTCCTCTGATCCACCAGAGAAGAAATTACAAATCGAATCCCATGCACCGCTTACAAACTCACCAACTGAGGACAAAGCACTTGATACCTTTTCACTGATTCCCTCAACTACCCCTCCAATACCATCCACTATACCAGATAGGGAAGTTTGAGCCGTTTCAAAAGCACCTGTAACCGCTGTCCATGCTCCCTCTGCAATTCCTCCCAGTCCGTCTAAGCCGCCTGAGAAGATTCCAGCTATACCACTTACAACACCGCTCACAACACCTACCGCACCAGAGATTAAACCTCCAGCCGTATCAAATGCCGCTGTTATTACATTCCATGCACCCTCAACTATTCCTTGTGCTCCACCAAGCCCACCGGAAAAGATTCCGGCAATGCCTGAGATAATTCCACTGATCGTAGATACAACTCCTGAGATAATTCCACTTGCAACACTGAAAGCTGTTTGGATCACACTCCATACTGTAGACACTACCGGAGCTATTGCTGAGAAGCTACCAGAAAATACTCCTGAAAGTGTAGAAATCACTCCAGATATCACACCTACCACGCCGCCGATAATACTACCAGCCACGCTAAAAGCTGTTTGGATCACATTCCAGACTGTTGATACAATAGGTGCTATAAAACTGAATACAGAGGAGAAAACACTCTGTAACACTGACAGCACACCACTGATAAAATCAATTACTGTTGAGATCACTGTACCAGCTACGCTAAAGGCTGTACTGATAATACTCCACACTGTAGGTAAGTATGGAGCTAAGAAACTAAATACCGACTGTACCCCACTCCACAATACCTGTAGAACTGGTACGATTATACCGACTACCTGACTAATCAAATTTCCGGCACTCTCAAACGCTGGTTTTATTCCCTCCCATGCTGATTGAATGTAAGGAGCCATCTGATCGAAAATCTGAACAAAGTAATCCTTTAACCATCCAATAGCTGAGCCTATAGCTTCTGAGGCTGATAACAGGAAAGATCCAGCACTCTCAAACGCTGAGGAGATCATACTCCAAGCATCTGATACTACAGGAGCAATAGCTCCCATTACACTCTCCACTATACTCAGAATAGCATCCAGAGCCGGAGAGATCACATTTCCAGCCGCCTCAAACACCGTCCCCAAAACTGAGATTGATGTAGAGATCACCGGAACTATCGCACTCACTGCCGTTTCAAAAACTCCCATGTGATTAGATACAGTCTGCACTAATTTCTCAATAGCCTTACCGACCTTATTAACCGCTGTGGATACTGGAGGAGCTAACCTCTGAACAGCACCACTCAGACTGTTTATTACACTTACCACAATAGGCTGAGCCGCTACAAAGATATCTGTAGCTGTCTGGATCAGTGGAGTGATTCCGGTTACTACCGCTGTTACTGCATTGGTAATTCCCGGTAAAACGCTCACTACAGTACCAGCCGCCGCTGATACAGCCGTTTTCAGTGAGCTAAAAGCTGTTTGAACCATTCCCAAACTTGCCGCCGCTAAATTAGCAAATGAGCTAATAATAGGGTTATCCATGTTTAGGGATGTAGTTGTTGTTGTCTCAGGCTGTGGGCTTGCCGCCTCAGTTTGTGAGGGCTGTTGGCTTGCCTCCATGTTTGGAACCTGTATACTCTGACCTGTAAAGATCTTGTTAGGATCCGGGATATTATTGTAAGCCGCAAGATCTTGATATGTGGTTTTATACTGTTTAGCAATGGCTGAGAGTGTGTCTCCACTCTGCACCGTATAACCTACATACTTAGATACCTGTGAGGCTACCTCTCCTACCCCTGAGCCAGCCTGTTTAACTGATGAGGCTACATTACTCACAGATGTAGTTACCTTTTTCATGGAATCCGGTAAGAGATCCATTAAGCCACTTGATAAGCTCTTTACTATAGAGGCTCCAGCCGCCTTAACCTTAGGAGCTCCTGTCTCAATAGCTGTAGCAATGGCTGTAGGTAACGCTGAGAAAATGTTACCAATCATAGGAATAGCATTATCAAACGCAAATGTAACAGCACTTCCAACTAACTGAGACATTGCGGTTTTTACATCTCCTCCAACGGCTAAATTACCTAAGAGATTTTGAGCCGCCGCTTTCATGGAGTTAAATGATCCACTGAAAGTAGTAGCCGCCTCTTTTGCTGTTGTACCAGCAATATCAAGATTTTCCTGAATTGCATGAACAGCATTATAAACGTCTGACAGGTTACTAATATCGTACTTCTGCCCCGTGAGCTTCTCAGCATCAGAAAGGAGCCTTTCCATTTCCGTCTTAGTACCGCCATATCCTAACTTTAAGTTATCCAGCATGGTATAATTCTGTTTTGCAAAACCCTGATAAGCGTTCTGGATATCTTCCATACTGGTTCCCATCTTATTAGCATTATCTGACATATCAACTACAGCCATGTCAGCCACCTGAGCCGCCTTTTGAGTATCTCCACCCAAGCTCTGCAACAATGAGGCTGAGAAAGCTGTTACTGTTTCCATGTAGTTATTTGCTGATAATCCGGCTGTCTGAAAGGCGGCATCTGCATTTTTCTTTACAATGTCTGCACTGTCCTTAAACAGTGTTTCAACACCACCTATACTCTGCTCAAGTTTTGAACCCTCTAACAGGGAGCCAGTCATAACAGCGGATACCGCTATAGTAGCTCCTTTAGCTAAAGTCTTGAGCATCCCTCCAATTTTACTCAGTACAGCACTTGCCATATCCTTTACTTTTACCAGTGGAGCCGCTACAGCACTTCCTAAGGCTGAAAGTCTGCTCCTTACATTATTGATAATACCTGAGGCTGTATCTCTAATTCTGATAAAGGGACTTGCTACCATGTGTCCTACTGCCCTGATTCTACTTGTTACACTGGAGACTATCCGGGAGGCTGTGTCTCTTACTCGGATTACAGGACTTGCAATAGTCCTACCTACAGTCCTCAAAGTATTCCTCACTCTTGTCAGAGCGGCTGAGGCTGAGTCTCTCAACCTCACAATCGGAGCCGCTACCTGAGATCTGATACTATTTAGCCTCTGCCTAATCTGGTTCAGTCTATTTGTAGCTTGATCCCTTAACCTGACAAAAGGGGCGGCTACTCTGCTACCAACACTGGAAAGCGTTGATCTTATGCTTTGTAGCCGCCTACTTGCTTCATCCCGTAACCTAACTACTGGAGCTGTTACCATACTCCTCAGGCTTGCCAATCTCTCCCTCAACGCTGACACACGCTGAGTAGCTCCTGAGTCATTGACATTAACCTGAGCATCTACTGTCCCTCTTAATCCATCCAAATTCTCTCTAAGCTGTTCAGTCTCTCTTTGAGCCTCTGAGGTATCAGCCTCCACTGTAGCTGTAGTATCAGTGCCATTTACCTGATCCAGTACCTCTTGTATCTGATCTACCTGTTGCTGAGCCGCTGAGGTATCAACGTCAACATCTGTACTATAATTTCCTCCGGTCATTTGCTCCAGAGAGGATCTGGTAGAGTCTATAGCCTCCTGAAACTGCCTCTGAGCTTGAATGTTTCTCACAAGAGTAGCAGACATTTGATCTTGCAAGGTAAGCCTTGCACCAAACTCTATCACTGTTTACCCACCTCCTACACGAAAAACTGATAAGGACATACCACGTTGTTCTTAGCCATTTCCTTAAGAACCTTGTCCCTTTCCTCAATCTCTTTCTCATAGAAAGCCTGAATAACAGTCAATTCACCTTTTGGCATGGAGTAAAAAACAGACGGTCTAATACCCTTATGTTTCCAGTAATAAAACATGAGGTTAGCTAAACCGTCTGTCCATATTAGTTTTTTAACTCTTTAACCGCTGTCTCTGAGAATCCGCTCAGCTTTGTGATAGCGTTATACATATTTGCTACCTCACCAGAGAGAAAGAGCTTTCTACACAACTCTTTAGGAGTCGGAGCCTTAAATCTGCTTAACAGCTCTTTGTTTTTCAGGAGTAAGCCAGCCGCTACCCTGTTACCATTCTCATCTACCGCTGTAGCCTTAACACCCTCAATTACTGTGAGCATCTGGAGCTTGTTCATGTCAAGATCTACGTCTTTACCATTGATCTTGATAGCGTTCTCCTGTACTTCCTCATATGTATCCGGGCTAAGAGCTTCACAACGTACCACAAAAGGAGCTCCCAGAGCCTCAGATAAACGGGTAATTTCCATATCCTTGTGAGGCTGTTTGATAGTGCCTAAGTCGGATCCTAAAAGAAGATCCAGCACGTTTACCGCCTCTTTTTCAACTGTCTCAGTTACTTCTACGTTTTCAACTTCTGTATTTTTCTTAACTGCCATGATAAATAGTCCTCCTATAATCCAAAAATTAAGAGAGGCACGTTTTTAACTATGCCTCTCTGATACACTCTTATTATTTTCCTCAATTACTGAGGCTTGATCTGATCCAGATACTCATATCCGGTAAATGTAAACGGACACTCCGTTTCTCCCGGCTTCTGAGCCTCCCAGTCAAACAGGGTAAGATCATCAAAGGATACTCCTGTAAGGGATACACGCTCAGCACCAAAGGAATCAGGATCAGCCAGCTTACTGATAACAGTAAAGCGGATATCCTTTTTATCCTTAATCATCTGAGCAATCTTGATACCCATTCTGGTATTGACTTTGTAAAGGGTAAGGGAACCTTTACCAGTACAGCCGACAACCTTGTTATCAGTCCACCATGTACCACACTGTTTAATCTCTTCTTTATTAAACTCAACTTTACCCTGTGCCTTATAGCACTCTCCTACATAGGAGCCATCAAGCCAAACCTCACCAAAAGTACCGTTACAAATTCGTTTAGTTTCAACCATTGGTTTTTACCTCCTCTCTTTACTCCTTGTTGATTACAATATCTACATCCTCAATAGCATCAAGGATAGATACGGAACCTTTCAGGAACACTCTGGAGCCTGTATTAGCCTCCTTAACCGCCTGATCGTCCATCTCTGTAGTATCAACTCCAGTGGACTCCAGATAAGCTCTCTGCTTCTCAACGTTGATCTCCATAACGGATTTATTTTTTTCGATATATCCTTTATTCTCAAGCTGAGTCAGATAACCTTTAATAGCGGTAATTAACAGGCACTTGTTATCATAGGAGTTAGAGTAGTTACCTACATAGCTCTTATTGATAGTGTCTGTAATATCTGTTGTGATAAGATCCTGAATAGCCAGAATCTTAATCTTTTTCAGATCCTCAGTATCTTCCTGAGTTACTGTGGTAAGGGAGTTTACTCCTCTACCGATTACGATACCTGTACCAGAGTCATACAGTACAAGCTGTCCAGCATCAATAGCCGCATCCACTGTCTCATCATCCTCAACCTCAGGGATAGCTGTAACCTCATCCAGAGGTTTGTATGTAGCGGATACATTCAGATCCAGTCCAGCTAACAGTCCGGCAATTCTGGAGCAATACTGAGCCGGAGTATACTGTGTATCTCCTACATTCAGTTTTTCACCACCTACCAGACAGAAATTAACTGTACCTTTGTCATTTGCTACCACATTAGGTACTACTGCTACAGGGTGAATCTTTCCGGCTTTACGTTTGCCCTTAACCCATGTAGACAGGTTTGTAGCAAGCTCAGGTGTAATAACCGGATCACCACAGATATAGTTGATCCTCTTGTTTGCAAAATACTTATAAGCCGCTGTGTAATCCTCAGCCGCCGCTGGAAGTACAAAAACGTGAACCGCTTTCGGAGCTCCCAGAAAAGCTCTCTCAATGTAGGCTTTATTGTCTGTTGACAGATCAGCCGGAATAGAGTCAACACTCTTAAGAACATGAAAGCCGTTACTCTTTGCATCCTTAACAATGATACCTACTAAGCCGCCTGTACCTACAGAGATAGTAGCTATTGCTTTCTTTGTAAATTCAATTACAATATCAGGTAATCCCATTATCTTTTATCCTCCTTAATTCTTTCTTGTATTCATTTCCAGATCAATCTCTTGAATCAGTTCATACTCTTTCTCCTGTTTTGTATCCTCTGTGAAATCAAGCCCTATCTTTGTATAAAGGCTTTTCTCTGACAGCCGGATCTCTGAGGAGTATGAGGTCAATTTAGCGTAACGCTGTTTTTCCCGTGATCCTTTCTCTGAGATCACCGGGATAGCTCCGGGCAATAAAAAAAGAGCCTTAAGCTCTTCCTTTACTTTGTATAACCTCTCAGAGTAAACTTGCTCTGAGGCGTTTAGCCTCCCAAAGTAGACTATCTGGTATATAGGAGTATCCCTATATACATTTTTGTTTAATAAATTTGTCCCCTCTGTAGCAAGAGTTACTAAAAAAGAGGGGCGTTGAAAGCCCTCAGGTACATCTTCAATGTATACCGGGACTCCTCTGTATTTATCAGCTAACAAGCTACAAATACTGTTTAAAAGCATTAAATCATCCCCCTCCCTCAATCTCTCTTCCTATCTGTTGCATAAAGCTCTCCCCTATGGTCTTAAGCCGGGGCTCTGCCTGTCTCATACCATTCTCAAGGAAGTGTTTACCGGGTATATACTTTTCTTTCAGCATGATACCCTTTGTATTTCCGGGCTGGATATACTTACCACGCCCTCCGGCTGATAGATAAGAGATAGGTAAGAATCTCCTATGCTGTACATGACCGCCATTTACATATAGAGCATATTCTACATTAGTACCAATCTCAGCCTCATTCGGAGTAACCACCCCTACTTGAAAGCTACTTACAAGTCTTGAGGTATCTACCGGGATCAAAGGAGAGATCTCTGATAAACAGATGTTAGCCATTTTGTTCATGAGGACTAATTTCTTTTCCTCAAACTTATCAACTACACCCTGACATCTTTCTGTAAACTCTTTCCACCCCGGAACCTCAAATACTGCCCCCATGTTATACCTCCTCTGTAGCGTTGAGTGGTATTTCTAAGTGTGTTCTCTTCTTATAAGGCTTATCAGCCACCGCCTTATATTCTGAGGATAAAATGATCTGTCCATACTCATCCAGATCATAAACACACACGATATCTCCCAGACGGATATCACACTCAGGATCCATATACAGAGAAAATCCTGTATAATTGGCTTTCTGAGGCTCTAACTGTGTGGTGCTGTTACTATCCTTTGTCATCATCAAAGCACATTCATAACTCCCTACATCAGTCAGAGTATTAACAGGTCTGTTATACTGCCCCAGAGTGGAGCTATAACGCTTTACTATACACTGTTTGTCATAATAAAACATTTCTCATCACCTCCGGGGAATCAGCCTTGTAAAAGGATACAAACGCTGTTTAATACTATCCGGGAAATACTCCTGAAATGAGGTACTCTCATCTCCTAAATTCTGTGAGCTGTAACCCTCAGCCTGTCTCTTTCTGTACCGGGCTAACACAAGATCCTCCAGCACACTATTGAGCTGTTTAGGGAAAATATCCTCCCCTGTATCAGGATCAAGAAAGTTATCTCTACAAACAGCCTCAATATCTTCACGGGCTTTCTCCATGTAGACAGAAAGGAGCTTGAGCTTTTCCTCATTATCTGAGGATATTCCCAGAATGATCCTCACTCTTTCTAAGCTGTCCATAGGATCACACCCCCTTAGTCCTCAATAAGTTCTACATCATCAATCTCTAAGAGAGCTCTTGCTACAGCCGGATCAGTAGTTGTATACTTACCAGCCATAAACTGAACACCCAGAGAGGAGACTGTCAGATACTTGTTAGAGGATCTCAGGTTATATACCTTAGCCTCAGCTTTTGCCTCTGTGGGCTCCTGTGTGGCTTTCTCAGCCGCTTTAGTTGTACCAGCCATTACTTTTACCTCCTTGAATTTCTAAGCCTTTAAACAGGCTCTTATTTTGTGATATTGGTGAGCTTAGCACCGGAATAGCTGTTTAACAGCTTGATTGTACTTTCATTCAGAATATGTCCTTTGAAGTAGTCACCATTCTTAGGGAGCATCTCAAAGAAAGTACCTCTCAGCTCAGCAATCTCTACCTGATCTAAGTCAAGAATCAGCATTGTGTTAGCGTCCATGTGACGATCAAGTACCAGATTGAGAGTACCGAAATCACTTTCGATTTTCTGTACTGTGATACCAAGAACCTGATTGAGTCCCTGTTCTGTGTTGATACGGATATTACCATCAGCTTTAATCAGGCTGTTGATAATTCTCTTTGTACCAGCGTTTACAAATGTGAAATACTCACCCTGAGATCCATGATCCCACATTTTCTGCATAGCATCCAGCATAAGAACCTCTGTAAGTCCCTCTGTTGCATCAACTACGTTATTTGCATTAACGAGGTTTACAAGTCCGTTCATCTGACGGGGTACAGTTTCACTACCAGCCGCCTTAGTACCATTCAGGAAGTACCACTCAAGATCTCTCTTTGTCTCAATCAGACGATCAGCAATCTCAGCCTCAAAGCTCTTACCAATGCCCTTAGGATTAAGAGCCTGAGCTGTACCAGATACCTGAGTTACTTTCTCGATAATCTGACAGAGATTAGAAAGAGTGGATCTGCTGGACTTGATAGGATCACCAGCCTCAGCACCCTCCAGCTTAAGAGTACCTCTTGTTTCATTCAGTTTTCTTTCTCTCCAGCTTACTGTAATATCGTTAGCCGGAACTACAGCCCCTCTACCCATTAACAGAGTAGTAAGAGGAGTATCAGTAGGAGATGTGAGTGCAATCTCTTCTCTAAGATCAACAACCTCATTCTCCAGAAAATCCTTACGTTTTAACATTTCTGCCATTTTAAATTTTCCTCCTTAAATTTTTGTTATTCCTCACTGAACAATCCGCTCAGCTTTTCTCCGATCATGCCCTTGACATTCCCGGTCTTTTTGTAATCACTGTAAGACTTATCTCCAGTCTTTTCCTTTGAAGCTGGAGGAGTATGTCCTTTCAGAAACTCAGCCTTTTCTTTTGCAACCTGTTTCTTAACCTCAGCGTCAAAAAGCTCTTTCATGCCCTTAATTCTTTCTGTGAGCTTTTTCTTTCTTTCCTCTTCATCAGAAATAAGAGCCAGATCTTCTACAGCAACCAGATTTCTAAATCCTGTATCAAGTCCAAGCTCTGCCACAGCATCCACTACATCAAGTCGCAAACCTTTGATTGTGAGCTCATGCTCTTTTCTTGCGTTTTCAGCGGCTCTCTCTTCATCTTCTGCCTTACGCTTTTCATCCTCAGACATTTTCTCAAGAGCGGCTTTCTTTTCCTGATCCTGTTTCCATTTCTTTTGTGCGGCGGTAACTCTCTGATCTGCCAGCTTTTCATAGTTAGCCTTTAACTCTGCCTCTACTTCTGCCCTGATCTGTTCCTCAGTCTTAACAGCCCCGGAGCCTGTCTTACTGTCTTTTGTCTCAGTGCCAGTATTGGTAGTGGTCTTTTCCTCTGTAGAAGTCTCTACAGTAGTTGCTGTTCCTTTTGTTTCGTCCATTGTATTAAATCCTCCTTTTTATAAGTTTTAAGATGTAAAACCCCCGTAGGTTTTCTACATTTAACCCTCTATACATATGTGTGTTTACTTCCTATAAAATCAGCCTACTAAGTGAGTAAAAGACAAAAAAAAATGAGGTTATCAGCCTTTTACAGCCAATAACCTCATTTTTTTTTTGTCTTTTACTCAATCAATCCCATAAAGAACCTTTTCCCGGTAACTTCTCTAACACTTCATAAAAGTGTGGAATATCCTGTATTTTCTTCCCGTCCTTTATTTGTTCAAGTACCTCAATCTTTTCATCCAGTAACTCCTCACTGTCCACATCAAAATAAACCATTTCAGGAATACCAATAGCGTAACTTAAGAGCCGCATAATCTTCATCAGTTTTTCTTCTTTACTCATAATTTAGCTACCTCCTTTGCCATATCTTCTACACATTGCCTAAGGGCTTTAACAATTTCAGGATGATCCTCAGCTAAGATCTCAATAAGCTCAGGGTGTCCTATGCTTAAAGCGGCATAGTTAGCCAAACTCTCTGAGCAATTAGGGTTATTTCTATGTCTATCCTGATAATATGAGGATCCGTGTCCGTAAAGTACCTCTCCCGTATCTCTAAATACACCATTGCTTATAGCATCATAAATATCCTGTAATCCAGATATTCCACCGCCTTTAAAGCTCCTTATTTCCTTATCACTTTCTGCAACAATTTCTTTCCATATCTTTTTAGCTGTGCTGTTAAACTTCTTTGCATCAATCTTCCCAGCATAATACTGTTTATCCAGTTCTGCTATCATTGTATCATACTTTTCATGTCTTTTTTTGTTTATCTTCTGATAATACTCAGAAAACTCAGTAAAGAGCTTTTTAGCTCGATCTCCAATTTTAGGAGTAGCCTTATCAAATGCTCCTATAAGCGGCTTATAAGACTCAGAAAACATCTTGTTAGGATATTTAACCTCCCCCCTAACAGATAATAGCATATCAAGAAAGTGCATTTCCTCATGTAAACTTGTATCACAAGTACCAACAAACTTAGGATCTATTTTAGGAATACCCACATCTACACACCACTCAAAGTTTTTTGTAAGTGACCGCTTAACCCTATGCTCCCCATGTGTTACCTTAATCACAACATCATCAGGCAGTTTCTCACATAATTTATCCATATTCTTGTACAATTTCAAGATATTAGGATCCGTCACATTTTGAGCATTAACATAATCTAACAGAGCTTGAGTGTTTTTAGCCTCTGTCTTTTTGCTGTAAAATGCCTCCGGGTAATCTGTGAGCTTGACCTCTGTTTTCTCCAGATCTGTCTTAGCAGTATCCGCTGTAACCTTAGCTTTTATAATCTCTTCTGACTGTTTAGCCTCCTGAGCCGCCTTAATCTTTGCCGCCTCTTTCTCTTTCCATTTCTCATAGTTCTCAGCCCCTCTAACAGATCCGGTAAGCTCATTTAGCTCATTATCCTCAAAGGTATCCTTTACTACAGGAATATACCAGCATCTACAATTAGGGTGTCGAGGTAAAGAGGGCTCCTCTCCCAGCTTATACACTTTCCCGTGATCTTCCTTGCATAAACCACAAGTCCGGCTATCTCCTCCATTGTTAGCCGCCATATAGCGAACCTCTCCAACATTCTGATCCTCAAAAGCCGCCGCCTGTGAGGAGTATGTTACCCTCTTTGTTTCTGTCCGGGCTACTCTCATAGCGTTATATTTTGAGGTATTGATGTTAGCCCCTACTCTATCCGCTATCCTGTCCATGTCCTCTCCTAAGATCATGGACTGAGTAAGCCCTACCCTTAAGTTTCTCCCCAGCCTGTCCTTATCTAACCATAAACGATCTGAGAACATAGCCCCAGACCACGGGTAATCAAGTGTATCCTGTATCAGACGGGGATTAAGCATATTAAAGCTACTCTTTACTGTCTGAGTCTGTCCTAAGGTGTATACCGTCCTTAAAAACTGATCTGTATAGATATTCTGTAGATTAGTTCTAAACACGGTATTCTCCTGTTTACCCAGCTTAATCAGCTCTTTATTGATCTGCTCAAAGAGTCCTCTACTCCGGGTGAGGGCTGACTGGTTCGCATAGCTCCACTCTCCTCCAGCTTTCTTTACTTTTGCGATAGTCTCAGCTACGTTTCCTAAAATTTCTTTCTGACAAGATCCATAAATAGAGGCTAAGACTTTATTTAACTTTTCAGCATCCTCAAAAGCCCTCTTGTTATTCCTCATAAAGTCCTTTTGTCTCTCATCTATGAGCTTAGCTCTCCTGATCCCATCCTGTCTCAGGATCTCCCTCTGTTCTGGAGTGAGCTGAGAGAGTGGGATCCCGTACATTTTCCTTACTGCTTCATTCACATAGTAGCCACTCACCACTTACCCCTCCTTTATTCCTCATTTACTTCACTATTATTCCTCATAAAAGGGTTATTTTGAGGAGCATTAGTGTTAGGAAACTGTACTTTGCTATCATCCTCAGCATTTTGGATAGAATACGGATCAAACTCTTTCATATTCTCCTTTTTCTGAGCTTTTACCTTTTCAAGTACCTCTTTTGGGTTATCTACAAACGGTAACAGGGCTAAAAGAGTCTCACTGTCAACCTTTCCATCCAGTTTTACTACTGTATCTACAATCTCAGTGATATTTGCCGGGATGTTTCTCTTAAACTCTAACTTTAAGTTTCTCATCTCCACATCTTTCCCGGTTACTACCTTGATAGGTACGGCTAAGAGCTCTACCAACTGCCTGATAGCCTTATCCATCTTTCTCTCTTTCGTGATACACTTAGTCTCCAGCCCAAAGAGCTTAAATCTGATAGCAATACCTGAGAGATTTCCGGCGAAATTCTCATCTGACAGATCAGGAACCTGAGCAAATTTGTAAATATTCTTTTCCAGTCGGTCTAAGTGGCTATTGATAGCATCTGTCTGGATCTCCTTAGTTACAAACTTCATATCTCCAGAATCAGTGATCTCTACAATGCCCTCCTCTTTGAGCTTCTGCATACTGTCCCCATTCATTACCATGTCCTTGATTACAAGGTAAGCGTTACGGAAAGCCTCAAACTCATCTGAAATATCACTCATTACCCTGTCATAGTCATTTATGAGGCTCTCAATCTTCTCAAGATCACTCATCTCCTCCTCATTGTTGTACAGAGTAACAATAGGGATCCTACCAAAGATATGAGGCTCCTCTCTTACAAACTCAAAGCCCTGTACCCGTGGGTTTGAGGTATCATCTGTTCTCTTGAAAAGCTCCATCTTTGTATCACTCCAGACCTCAGCATAGAGTGTAGTTCTGTCTGTATCCTCTGTATCAATCACATACAGACGGATCTTGTAAAGAGCCTGTTTTGTGGAGCTGTTGGCATACACAATAATTACATCCTCAGCCTTGAGCCGGATAATCTTTGTTTTACCTTGCTCATCCTGATACACTAACAGATGAGAGATACTCTTAATCATGCACTCTTTACCCCACTCCATGAAAAGATCATCTCTGTAGTTCTCCTGTAAGATCCCGTCAAGCTCATCCTGTACCGCTGTATCTGTAGTCTTAAGCTCTTTCAGGTCTACCCCTACATCAGCCTCAGCCGTTTGAGTGCCTACCGCCTTGTTTTCTTTCTCTGTGTAGTTGATAGTGATAGGATTTCCTAAGAAATAACCTACTGTTGTATCAATAATCTGACCGCAAAAATCATTTGCAATCTTATTACACGGCTTATTCTTTCCTTTCATTCTTGCTCTCTTAAAGATCTTAGCCTTACCCTCATAGAGTTTCTGATACTTCATGTACCGGGGCTTGATCTTCCTGAAATGATAATCTACAAGATCATCCAGCAAAGCCACATTAAAACGACTCCCTTTCTTCTCAATGTTAAATTCATTGTCTATAGGTCTTTTTGTTATCACTGTTCTCATCCTCCTCTTTTCACGCAATAAAAAAGAGCCTCCTCCGGCTCTCCTGTTAAATGTTAAAATCTTCTCTATTCAATACTCTTACTGAGTTACCCTGATCCGCTACTGTTAAGGCAAAGTCTAAACCATCAAATAAATCATCATGATCTACTTCCGGGAATAGTAACAGACATTCCTCAAGATCATCCATACCAATCCTAAACCATACCTTACCATTCTCAAATAATGCTGATCTTCTCATTGCTCTTGTTACCTTATCCTTACTTGTCTGAATATTGATTACAGGTAACAGGCTGAGTCTCCTGATCTCCTGAGCAAGAGATTTCTGATACTGTACAGTCTCCACGCCTATTCTCTCCACCATAGGAAACTTATTCTTTCCATAGTCCAGAATAGCATTAAGCTGAGCATTAAAAGTAAGTCTCTCCTTTAGGTAATCCAGCACATAGACATTTTTATTTTTATCCACGCCTATTACCGTTAATACAAAGTAGTCATTGTTACTTGTCTCATCCTCTGATATTGCCAAGTCAGCACCCATGTAAATCCTTACCGGGATCCAGTAAGGCACTCCCTGAGAATCTAATACCTTAACCCTTACTCTGTTGAGGTCATAATCAACCTCATACTCCTCAAAGTGTTTGAAATACTTGTATTTAAAGATCTTACCTTTAGCAAGCTCTGTATTGTTCTGGTACTGCATATTAAAGATAATCAGCCCAGCCTCTTCCCTGATACTTCTCAGCTTCTCAAGGCTAAACTTAGACTCCCAAAGAGAATACTCCTGACCGTCCTTAACTGTGATAGCTTGCTGTACATTTATTTTGTAGTTCTTACTCTTAATCAGATCCTCATACAGATCCATAGGGCTGTATCTTGTCCCCAGAATATGTATTTCCCCATCAGGCTCAAGTGTAGGGTACAGGGAACTATAAAACCATTCCTTTAAAACCTTTCTCTGAGCCTCTGTACGTGCGTTTTCAAAGCCTACTAAATCATCACCTATAATTATATCGAAATGCTTAGAAACTACGGCTCCTGAGGCTCCTAACGCTGATACAGTAGCCTCTTTCTTAATCACTGTCCTCCGGTTTACTGTAAACTCTTTATCATTCCATACATTGTCCCGGCTTTTCTTCCAGTCTCCGAAAATACGGATCAGATTTACATTTTGCTCAAAGTGGGTACGAATCTCCTTTAAAAATGCACTTGCCTGAGTCTGTGTCTTTGATCCGATCATGATTCTTATATCCGGGTTCCTGAGTACCTTTGTGATACAGAAATCCACATCACCAATAGTAGATTTACCATGTCCACGGGGAGCAAGATCCATAGAGGCTTGATTATCTGATACATTGTGAATGATACTTGCGTGTAAAGGCTGGAGGGATCTACAGGTTATGTATTTGCACACTGTATAGTATGCTGTCTCAAAATCCGCTGTTAGAATGATCTCTTTTATGATCTTGTCTTTCTTTGACTGTTCTAACCATACGCTATCTAATACATTCACCTTTATATCCTCCTTTCTTACGAACTAAAAAGAGGAGCCTTTTGAGCTCCTCTTTGCCTTAATGTATAACCTTTACTACTCTTATGATACTCAGTACCATTAACACGATCCACGCTAACAGATTACAAGCTAATGTGTTTTTCTCCTCATCTTTCCGAATATTGAAATACTTGTTATTCTCCATTATCATAAACAAGCTCCATACAGCTCCCAGAGCCCACAGGATCAGATTTACCATTCTCATAGCTACTTCATAATTTATCATCTTTTCTTCCTTTCTGCTTCATACCTCAGATCTGAGAGGATACGATCACAATATTTACATCTGTACCCTCTTCCCGGCTTCTTTATCACCCTATGTCTCTTGAGATATAAAGCCCCTCTGCACCGTTTACCTATTTCCTTATACTCCTCATTGCCCCTCATGCTGTTTTCTTCTCCTTACTCTCTGGAGCTGACCTATCTCAAACTCCTTTTCTGTCTTATCTGCCAGATCCATTACAGTTACTATATCCCAGTCTGATATAGCTAAGACTTTAAGCCTCCGGCTTGTGTTCTTCTTCAATGTTACTATCTGCCCCACTCTCATCACCGCTACCTCCTACTACACACATACAGATCATACAGATACCGCTAAAGGATCCTACAATAAATGAGATGATACCAATAAATACACATAATCCAATACTTACCATAGCTTTTACCTCACAAAAAGAGGAGAGCCGCCGCCCTCCCCCTCATCTTTCTTTTATTCTGTTACAAGATCATCAAATACTACTGGGATCTGTTTCTTTACTTCCTCCAGTAATGGAACCATAACCTCTAACATCTGAGGATGTGGCTTTCCTGTCACCCCTACAGCTCTCAGCTTAAAGATGTTCCTCCACTCCCTGAGGTTTGCTGTTACTACAATCTCTGTCTTAAGACTGTTAGGTAATACAGCTCTTGCCTCCTGAGGACTTGCTCCCCATTCTAACAGACATAAATATCTATCCTCAGCCTTACAGCAAGCCTCAACCCAAGCGTTATACTTCCAAGGCTCTTTATCCCGGCACTCTTTGAGATAAAAAGGCTCAATCACTGAAATCTCTCCCTCATGCCCGTAATTACAGTATCTTGTACTCTCCTGAGCAAATGAGGCTATTCTATGTCTCACAAGCTCATGAGATACTCCTCTGTCTACTGTAAACTTAACTGATAAAGAGAAGTGCTCCAGCATTGCCTCATGTCCTCTCTTTATCAGTCCTTTTACCATCTTCTCAGCGGATCCAGTGGTAATCTTGTCCTCAGACTTATAACACACTCTTGCTACTCTTTCAATCTTCCTTAAGATCTTCTCCCCATTCAGAGGATCCATGATCTCAAACCCGGCTTGTACAACTTTCATTTACCTTTTCCTCCCATGACTCTGACCACATATCTACAACCTCATCAATACTTATACCTCTCGGTACAATCATGTGAAAATCTAATATATACCCATCCAGCACATCATTAACACCCAAATGCTTCATACAGTAATCATTGCTTGCCTTAGAAACAAGTCCTCTAAAAGCTCTGTAGAATCTCAAAGCCTTTTCCTGTTCTCCATCAGGCTTAGCCTCTTCTGTAACTCCTCTCTCAGCCTCCAGAGCTTCAATCTCAAAGCTAAGAAACTCTCTTGCTTTCTTAAGATCCTGTACAATATCATCCTTTCTTCCGGCTCTTGCTATGTACTTAACCGCTGAGCCCAGATTAAAGTTAAGCCCCCACTCACGGATCACATCCTTAGGCTCAAACTTACTGAAACAATAGTGATCTGGTCTTTTTACCATGTCTTTACTCATTTCTTCTTACCTCCCTGTTTCTCTTCCTCAGGAGCTCCTATCAGCAACTCCCTTTTCTCCGGCTCCTCACTCTTACCTGTTACCATCTCTCTGATGTATCTATGAGGGACATTACAGTTAATAGCGTTAAGCATCTGATCCATCTGAGTACATCCTTTTACCAGATTATAAAAATCAGAAAACTTTACCTGTACTCTATCCTCAGCTCCAAAAGCATCAGCTAATCCCATGATCTTCTCCTCCTATCTGACAAATGACAAAAGAGTATAAATAATTGATACCAAAACTATCCACCGCCCTGTACTTATCAACTTTCTCATTCTCCTGATCTCATGTAACATATCCTCACAAGATTCTGCATTACAACTGTAAGCATCCATTCCCATGTTATAATAGCCTTTTCCTAACAACTCATTTATGAGCCTCTGATAATGTCCATTTAACTCTCTGTGAATCTGATAAATAGGACACTCTTTTTCTTTTTCACAATACATTTACACATCCCCCGGCTTTCTGTTATTCGCCTTGTCTGGATCAAATCCCTCCGGGTATCTTGCCTTGAGCTTATCTACATTCATCTGCAAGATCTCATCAAGATCAAAACCAAAGCTCTCACATAACATAGCTACATACCACATTACATCTCCGATCTCTTTCTTTAAGTGATCCTTGTCCAGATCTTTCTCATGGAATACCCACTTTTTAACCATGTCCAGCACTTCCCCGGACTCTCCAGCTAATCCTAAACATCCATTTAAGACTCCACCAAAATCCTTAACCTCATTCAGTCCCGGATCTGTGTGATATCCTAAACGCTCTGTAGACTCTCCGTCATTTGTTCTCATTGCTAAAGCCTGATACTCATTTCCTGTCATTTGCTTTTAATCCTCCTCATCATTTCTCTATGCTGTGGTACGCCGATCAGCTTAATAGATACCTCCCTTTTTCTTTCTATGTCCTCAAAGTATTCATAGGACATTACATAGTAAGGGGTATTATTAAATCTTACCCGGCTATTGATCTGGAGCTCATACCCATATTTCTCTACATAAGCTGTAGCCTTTTTGAGCTTTCTCTTTCTATGACTCTTGATAACAGCTCCTATAGCTCTTGCAAACAGCTTTACTCCTCCAGCCAATAAATCCACTATCCCGGCTCCAATGTACTTAAAGCCCTTTGTAATCTTTCCCATGATCCTTTACCTCCTGTGTAATCCTTGCCTCTCAGCTTACTTACACTCAGTAATAACCGCCTTAAGTGCCATTTTTAGACAGGCATTAACTTTTTGTGTATATTTCACAATCGGTATTTATAAAACCATAGAGATTTTTTCCTTTAAAAAGTAATCTTGCACAATAAATTAGCTCCTGAGAGCTTTCATCTCCTCTTTGATACTGTCAGCTACAGCAAAAATAGCCTTTCTATCCTCCTCAGTGAGTTCTATTTGCTCCTTATTCTCCTGAGCTACCCTGTCTGTAGGATCTCCTAAGAGTAACAGATCCAGCTTAACCACTCTCTCAAAGTCCTGTATATTCTTAATCTTGACCTTTCCAGCCTTAAAATCCTTTACAAACGCCGCTACAAGGGCTCTGATAACCTTTCTATACTCTGCTTTTACGTCCAATACTGCATTAGCTGTAGAGCCTTTTTCCGCTGTTTCTTCAATTTCTTTCTGTAAAATACGGTCTTTCCACTGAAATTTACGACTCCATTCCCCTATAGTACGGGTACTTTTACCACAACTGTTAGCTACAGCCTCTAAGGATCTCTTTTCTCCCATGTTATAGTAAAGCTCAAACGCTGTTTTCTGAGCTTCTGTCTCTTTTTGGCTCTTCTTAGGCACTACTGGAGCCTCAGCCTCCTGATTCTGCCCTTTTTCCTCTACCATCAGCTTTTAAACCTCCTTTCTCCTCACTCACTCCTCCCTTTTGTTTGTTGGGAGGGTTCTCTTTAAAATTGCTTTAAATGTATGTCAATTTCATAATATTTAGCTCAAAGGCTCTAAAAATATGACATTCTTTTATTACCTCTTATGTCTTTACTACTATGTTACTCATTATTTCTTTTATTTTTGGTATTACTGTTTCTGCTTTTATCCCTGTATTTATCAGTATTTTCTCTTTCCCCGGCAATGCTCTTTTTCCCCGGATTTCTTCATCCTCATTTCTATGAATTTCATAAGGCTATGCAATATAAAATGAGGTACTTTTCCTTTCCCCGGATCTGTACCTCATTTCTTTTATTTTTCCTCTGTATTCTCTTCTTTCCCCGGACACGCCTTACACTCTAATCTGTTATTTAATCTCCTGAGCTCTAAAGCTAAAGTATATATTGCCCGGTTCATTTCTTTTCGCCGCTCTTCCTCCAGCTTCTTCTCTTTTTTGATATTTACCAGAGTGAGTACATACTCTGCAAGTAAACAGATACAGAACACATAAGGACTAAAATAGATCATATACGCTAAGATCTTTCCTACCATTTTCTTTTACCCTTTCTTCCGGCTACCTCTCTTGCCATTATGCCGCCATGTAATTTAAGATAATTGTTTGTGATCTTCATACCATACATAAGACTCAGCATATCATTTCTCTTAAGCCTAAAATCACTGAAAGTAACTGTCAGCTTCTCAGGAAAGTTAAGAGCTCTGTCCCTGAAATCCATATCAAGCTCTACTGTCTCAACTATCTCCTCACATTTATCTGCTACCTTTTTACCGTCAATATATAACGCTCCTATATGCCTCTCTTTAACAACCATGTTACAAATCCCTCTCCCGGCTCAGCCTCTACATACTCATTGTATCTGTTACTCAGCATGATTAACTCATCCTGTGTAATCCTTACACTGTTGGATCCAAACCTCAGCATAGGGAGAGTAGTTTTCTTTTCTTTCGGTTCCTCCGGCTCTATGTCCTCCAGATCCTCCTCATCTTTTAAAAGGTCTGTCAAATCTACATCAGAGAAACCAGTAAGAGAAATATCATAGTCCTCATCTAACAGATCCTCCAGCTCTTCCTTGAGTAAATCCTCATCCCAGATAGACAACTCTGATAACTTATTGTCTGCCAGTCTATAGGCTTTCTGCTGAGCTTCTGTAAGTCCGTCAACTACTATGTACGGAACTTTCTCCAACCCAGCTAAGATAGCCGCCTCTCTTCTGGTATGTCCGGCAAGGATCACTTTCTCCTCATTTACCAGAATAGGATTAGTAAACCCATATTCCTCAATACTCAGCTCTATAGCATCAAGAGCCGCACGATTATCACGGGGATTTTTCTCATACGGGATCAGCTCCTCCGGGTTACAATACTGTATTTCTCTTTCTTTCATATCCATTGTAAATTTACCTCCTAAATCTTCCTTTTTTACTTCCTACTACTTCAAACAGCTTTCATAAATATAGTGTAAATACTTCCTACAAAGTCAGCCTTTAGTGTTTCGTTACGTTCAAATAATCCAGATCTACATTAGATACACAAGTAATAGGGATCTCCTTTCTCTGCCTACTTACTTCCTGATCTGGAGTGAGGTAAGGATGTTTTATCATCTTTGCCTTTCCCCGGCTCATGCTTGTGTAATACGGATCGTGCTCTCTTAGCCACTTGTCGGCTTGATCTTCTTCTCTTTTTCTTATTCTTCTCACCCTTGCTGTCCTCCTTTTCCAGAAATCTACAGATCCTCTTAAGAGCTCTCTGTATATGCACATTTACCGTCTGTTTTTTACAGCCCAGTACATAGGCTATCTCATCCTGTCTGTATCCCAGTCCTAACACATAGATCAGAGAAATAAACTGAGCCTCTGTTAATACTCCTCTGTTGATCCGGCTTACATCAAAGCCAACCTTTTTATTTTCTCCGAACTCTGTAATACTTACCCCTATTGCTGTCTGTAGATCTACTAATATAGCTGAGGCTACTGTATCTCCTCCCTCAGCCAGTTTCTCCACCATTCCCCAGCTTGATATTATTTTCTTTACTGCCTCTGTATCACTGTAATCAATCTCCAGCAATCTATCATTTGTGGTCTTTACCCTCACGGCTCCCAACTTAATCACCTCTTTCTTATATGTTCCATCACTCTGTAAGGAACCTCAACAACCAGCCCTTGAGGATAAGATTTTAATACTACCTCAGCTCTCCCTTTCTTGAGCTCAGTGATTACTCCATAACTGTAATCAGCATCAAGAGGCATCATATACTTTATCAATTCGCCCTCTTTAAACACGTTATCCTCCTCAAAAATAAAGAGACAGAAAGTTATAATCTCCTGTCTCTCCTGTTTATTCTCCTGATCTGATCCTTTTTAATCCTGTGATAGCCCTTTGCATCCCGGAGATTCTCCCCTCCAGATGTTTTAGAGTCTTATCAATATCCTCCGGCTTTTCTGAGTACCAATATCCACGGCAAGAACTACAGACCGGGTATCCGTCACTCCTCAGACAATTTACCACAGCCCTCAGACTCTCTTTCTTTAAATTAAATAACTCACATATTGCTCCACTCTTTACCGCTATACTCTCCTCATAGTGAGTAGTCTTGAGATATTCTAAAACCTCAGCCGCTTGATCTGAGATCCACACGTTTTTAGTTTCTTCCATGCCTTACACCTCCTTATAGTGATAACCAGAGATATAAGATTTTTTAGACAAAAAGAGAGCTAAAAAGAAACTTTTTTCTCCTCAGCTCTCCAGTTATTTATTCAACTAATTCAAATCTGTATAATTGTTTCGCATCAGGGTATTTATTGTGATCCACCTCAGATAAGAACATCCATAAAGGTCTATGCCAGACCTTGCCATCTGTACACACATAAACTACACTGTAACTACCTACACTCTCTGTATCCTGAGATACAGCTAATATCCTTACTTTTTTCCCGGTCTTAAAGTGTTTCCATATTTGCCCCGGCTTTACTTTTCTGTTATTGTCTACCTTATGTACATTTGCTTTAAAATACTTTTCACACTCTGCAAGATCGCAATTTCTATAGTTGAGTGGGTTCTCATCATCCCAGCCCTCTACCTCTGCTGTCTCAACGTGTAAATGTTGAGAGCTCAAATCCAGCCGCTCCTCAAGCTCTGTTACAATATCCTCCTCAAAATACTCCTCATTTATATCTACCAGATAACCACTTATTTTATGTAAAAATGCCATGTTTATAATCCTCCCATCTCTTCCCGGATACTTCTCTCACAAGCTCCATCAATGATCTTACAGATCTGAATATACTCAGCCTTTGTAAGAAAGACTCCTCCCGTAATATCATGTACTATAGCTCTCAGGTTCCTGTTATCTACCATTGTTACCATCTCTTGATCCAATTTCTTTTACCTCCTCATAATTCCATACACAAACACATTCACCGTTCTTAACCGTACACTTAACCCTTTCTAAAATTACGGCTTTCTTCGGAATTTCACCAAAGTGTACACAAAAATAAATAGGAACTCTATCAGCTATAAACTTCTGTACCTCATTTGATAACAAAGTGTCTCCCCAGAAATACACATCATGTCCAAAATATGAAAAATCTGCACCTACAACAAAGATACCAGAAAAAGTACATAAAATTTCTGACAATAGTTCTTCAACATAATTTCTTGAAAATACCATTCTCTACCATACCTCTAACTTTCTCATAAAAACCTCACAACCATCCTCCCCCAACCATTCTACACTCATTGCCCCAGTTTCCTCCTTATCAATGCTCTTACACCACTTGCTTTCAAGTCTGGTAAATCTACCAATGAATCCTCTAAGCCTCCCAGAGACTCAATTACAGCCTCCAGAGCCGCTCTACTCTTATATAGATCCTCCATAAGACTATCCTCAATCACATAATAGTCTTTCCCATCTCCAAAAGAGATAGCTAAAGCATAGTCTTTCTTTCTCATGCTGTAGGCTTGCTCCTGAGCCTTTTCTAACCACGCTTTTTTAACTGAGATAGATTTACTCTCTACTGCCTTTGTCTTTGCCTCTATAAAGAGATCTGAGGTAATTACATCCCCTTTCAGGAAAGGAGTAGAGCCGGATCCTATCACCTGTCTCCCTCCTATATTCTTAGCAAGTCTTTTTTCCTGTGTATTACTCAGTTTTCTTGTGTTCACGCCTTACCCTCCCTCAAATCTTTAATTCGTGAAATACTTACTCTCTGTACTTGTCCTCCAGCTTCTACCAACGCATAAGATCCAAACAATGTATGAACAAAATCCAAAATTTTATACTCTTGAGTATTGTATGTACAAGTATTACAATCAGGCATCTGATCCACATTTCCGCTAAATGTCTCCCATGTATCAACGCACATTCTACAAGCTCCAACCGGAGGAGTTAATTTACAAAATTTCATCCTCAGCCTCCTGTAAACCTTTCTCCATAATCAGTAAATAAGAGTATCCGGCATAGTTTGTATCAGTGCCTCTCTCAACTACTTTCTTTCTTCTTTTCTTTTCAAATCCCAGATCTTTCAATTTCTTAATGAGATCCTTGTTACCCTTTTCTTTTACAGTAAACCCTACAGACTGTATAACCTTATCACCTCCGGCTGTGATCCGTGTGATCTCTAAGTCCTCTCTTATGGCTCTTAACTTCTCATTGATCTTATCCAGCTCTTTCTGATTCTTATAACCCACTGTCTTTTCCTCCAGTCTGATACCACCAATCTCCCACAGATCCGCTCTCAGTTTATTTATATCAAGCTCCCCATTCTGCCAACGTGTATACTGATCCAGAACTGTATCAAGAAACTCCTGTACCTTTTCCGGCTCATCTTTCCAATATTTATCTATGAGCACATTACAGGGGAGAGTAAGTAAAAGCATCATAGCTGTATTGATAGCATCCGCTGTAGCCTCTTCTCTAACCTTTTTGAGCTTCTCTCTTACGTCAGCCTTTGCCTCATAATCAAGCTGATTTCTTAAGGTTCCGGGAGTATAGTTATATACAGGCGGCTTACTTACTTTCTCACCTTGTCTCTTCGCTCTCCGGCGTTCTGCCCTGTTCATGTATTCCATGTAAAACAACCCCCACTCTCTTTAAACTTTCCTGTACATCAATAACTCTCTGGTTCACTGATCCAACCCATTTCAGAGAGGTATCTCTAAGGTATTCCACATACTCACCATCTACCAGTACATCAATCTTTCTCAGGATCTCAGGATATAACCACAAGATTTCCTCCCACATATACCCTGTATAAATCCATATTGTTTTCCCCGGATACTTCCCTTTTATCTCCTCAATGAGCTTTCCTACCTCAGGAGCATTGTAAGGAGCTAAAGGATCTCCTCCAGAGAATGTTATACCTGAGATGTAATCTTTCTCTAACAGCTCAAATAACTCAGCCTTTGCCACCTCATCAAACTCTATACCGCCCTTAGGATCCCATGTAATAGGATTCTGACAGCCTTTACAATGATGTTCACACCCGGCTAACCAGAGAACGGCTCTCAAGCCGTCCCCGTTTAACATATCGTCCTTAGTAATATTATGGTAACGCATTGTTATTCACCTCCACTACTGCTCCCACTGATTTCCTCAAGTTTAAATATGCACTAATTGTATTAAAATCATCAAAATTAGCCCCGACAACTAAATACAACTCTATCCCCAACACTTTTCTCAAATGTAAATTATATCTCTCAAGAATAAGAAAACATCTATGAGAAAATTCCTCCACTGTACAAGCTGTATAAGGAACTCCTATGTAACTTTTACACAATCCCCGTAAATCACCTATAGCGGCTACAATGAGATCCATTAACTCCTTTACACTCATTATCCCTCAGCCTCCAGATCATAATATACAAGCTCCTCTCCCTCAGGTAATGGACAATCATCCATACTCCACTTAAGAGACTTAACCGCCGCCCAGCCATAGCTCAGACTGTCTACATAATCCTGATTAAAAACCCGGCTATCAATGTATAACCTGTCTGATTTACCGGATCTGTCAGACTCTTTCAGGTATGTATCTAAATGTCTCAAATCAGTAAGATCCCTCTTTACTGTCTCCATCTTTCCATGATGAATTGTATAAGTAATACCGTCCACAGCATCAATCAGCATCTTACAAGCCCAGTAGCTTTTTAACTTTCTGCTACTTGCTGTATAGAGCCAGATCTTACCTGTATATCCCTGTAAACGTAATCTGTGGATCATTTCCACTACACGCTCAGACATTAACATAGGCTCTCCCCCAGTAATACAAATCTCCTCATACTTGAAAAGATCCTCAAAGCTCACCTTATCAATTAAGCCCAGTCTCTCATTACAGCATCCCTTACACTTCCGGTTACATTTCTTTGTAACAATCACTCTTGCTCTCATCTCATACCCTCCTACTTATCCTCATCATCATAACAATAATCATCATCTATAGAACAATTCTTTTTAGCTACTTCCTCAGGCGTTAAATCTCCATAAGTATTTTTATAATACAGTGGATGATAACACTTAAGATAAGCCGGATCACATACACAATCAGTATACCCCTGTGGACATACTGGTTTATATTTAGAAAAATAAGAACTTGTAGGATAATCTGAATACTTAGGATTATCTCTACATCTATCGCAATTTGTTTTATCACTACAGCATTCACTACAGTCTCTCATCTTGTACCTCCTACAAGTTATTATTTATATTTTGACGGATCCGCTTTAACTTAATCAGGATCTCCTTTTTACCCAATCCAGCCTCTCCTTTACTGATAACATCCTCCAGATCCTCTCTGGTAGTTCTAATGAGTGATAAATACCCATCAGCGGCTACCTCTGCCTCTTTCTCCCAGTTCTCCAGAAACTCATCTACAGCCTCATCCTTTACCGCCTCAGTAAATCCCTCTATAGCCTCATACACATCCTCAGGGACTACCTCTCTGAGATCCTCTAACTTAAAGATCCACTGAGTTTTTCCGTCTTTCCCGGTTACTGGTAAACAGTCAGTGTTATTAAATCTACCGTTCACGCTCATATCTATCACCTCCTCATGGCTTTCTTGCTAAGAGTACAATCTGATTAAAGTAAAAATGTCTGTCCATTGTATCCTTATAAGCCGCATACAGCCCGGATCTCTTAGCTACTGCATTTCTTACCTGTTCAATATCAAACTCTCTATCAAAGTTTCTTAGCTGAGTCTCCTCATGTTTATCTCTGATAATTACCAGTCTATCAATCTCCCGGTCTGCCTCATCCATGAGCTTTTTCAGTCTCTCACCCTGTTCTTTTAGTGTTATAACTTTTACCTGTGCCAGCTTTACCGCTCTAAGCCATGTCTCAGGATCTCCTGACTTAATAACCTCATCAGGGTTTAACTGGTGATCCATACAATAACACTCAGCATCATACAGGTTTAGAAAAACCTTTTCTCCGGCTCCCGTATCTATCAGAAAATAGTGTTTAGCCTGTAGCTTTCTTACCTTGTCTCCTGAGTATAAATGTCCATCACTCAAATGAGCTCTCATTTACTGCCTCAACTCCTTTCTCATAGAGTAGTAACCAGAATCTCCCCAACTTTTAGACAAAAAAAAAAGGAAGATCTCTAAAGATCTTCCTAAATTTCTCACTATTATTTAATTACAATATTGTCTGTATCTATGTAATCTGAAAATCCATCACCCTTGATTATGTGGAATTTTGTCTCTATATTTTCTACATCATCCATAGGATTTTCCTCAGCATCTTCCCCAAAGACTGTAAAACCGTCCTTAGCTTTCTTTCCCGGAGCAACCTCTATAGAACACATAGGATCTATCATAATCCCGTTAATGGACGTATCTCTAACCTGTACTGTGAGTTTCTGATCTGAGGTATTTTCTATCACAAAATTAACCTTGTATCCCATATTGCTCTCTTTCATTCCATCATAAGTAATAGTTAAGAGATCATCCTGATACAATACCCCATTCTCAGCCTCTTCCCCTTTCAGTTCCTTTAGCTCTGCCTGTAATTCTGCAATCTGAGCCTCAATCTCTGCAATTCTTTTTGAGTTATCTTCCTGAGCCATTACTGTAGTACCAAAAGGCACACTTAACGCTACTGATAACACTATAGCTAAAATTTTCTTACTCATAAATTATACCTCCTGTATATCCCTCAATATATTCCTCATTATACTACTTATTTACCGCCGTATCAATCACAAAACGAGCCCACGCCCTACTATCATCCTCCCCATACATTCTGTATATACAGTCCTGATATGGTACTCTCCAGTATTCTCTCCCGGCTCCCTCAGCGGTCAGTCCACGCCTCTCATACTTTCTCTCTATGTTCTGTAAGTGGTGTCTGAACTGATGTAAGAAACTCTCAAGATCAGGCTCAGTAAGATAGATCTCTCCTGTAGCCTGTACATAGTTATCATCTCTTACCCAGACTGTTATAACCGGGATAGATACTTGATAGAGGTCTGAGAGATCTGTATTAAGCTCTCTCAGTGCCTCCAGTTTCTCAAAAGGATCACCTGTTACCCAGTCCGTTTTATTCATAAGACTTACTACAGGATCTATAGCCGGACTGTCTTTATAAATTTTCTTATATAGTTCCTCTCTTTCATCTATTCTCACATAATCTCCTCCATTCTTCTAACCAACGCTCAGCCCCTTTACAACTATTCTTATTCAGAGCTTTGCTTTCTCCATTATAAAAACTCTTAACCGCATCCTCTACAGACTCATACACATCTCTAAAAGAAGTCTGATTATAATAATCCCACTTTCTAACAGATCCTACTTTCAGCCTTTCTAAATCCCAAATAGCTGTAAGCACCTCACCAGACAACTCAAAATTATATCTACAAGTAAGATCATAGTATTCCATAATACCCCTCTCCAGCTCAAAACGATTTTTCAAAGCTATCATAAAATTATTATGATCTGATCCCCTGTAAAGATTTACCTCTTTATCATATGCCTCTAACGCTGAGAACTGATTTCCTAAACACTTATAACAATTTCCAACAAGTCTATAATAGTTTGGTAAATTGTCCCATGGAAATTTCAACAACAAATCTAAGGCATCTTGATACATTCCACTCCCATATAACTGAGCCGCCTTTGTGTATGCTGATCTGGTAGTATCCTCAGAACTATTTTTATTTCGATTAAAGAACATGGTATAATTACCTCCTCAGTTTTTGAGGTAATTATACCATAAACCAATACTATTTAAAGTCCTCCTTAGTCCCAATCTTTTCCCATAAAGTCCTCTAACACCGCCTCAACCTTTGAAAGATTTTCTCTGTGAGTAGCTCTTGCGGATCTGAAAAAACGGATATTATCATTTACCTTATCATCCGGTGTATTCCACTGTACTCCAGCCGCATCCTCTTTTTCTGCTAAAAGAGTTTTAACTTTCTCTACAGCTTTCTTTTCTTTTTCTACCTCTGCCTCAAGTAACTGCTGAATAAACACTAATGAACTGACTCTCATCTTATTTTCCTCCTTAGTTATATTTACAATATCTACGGGCATCTGCTACACACTCAGCCTTTGTATACCCAAAGGCTACCGCATTACCCCAACCATTCCGAGCTACCCACTCTGTAACCATCCCATTACTCTTTGCTCTGTCATTATAAGGATCATAATTCTGAATCTTTTCAAACTCTAAATCTTTAATTGTCATATCTTCCACCTTTCCGGGAGCCCTCAGGCT